TTCTACAACTACGGCAACCAGCAGGAGCAGCAGCTTCTCAACCTCTACAACCTCTGGCGTCAGTCCCGCTACGGCGTTCAAGGCGACACAGCCGTCACTCAGGACAGCAACGGGATGATGGGTCTCCTGCCCCTTGCCATGATGGGGGGAAAGTAAGTTGAACCTCTGGGAGATGATCCAGCAGGCTCTCCAGATGGGTAACTTCCAGCAGCAGGAGCAGCCTGACATGATGAACACACCGATCCTTGAGCTCCTTACGGGCAACGCAATGCAGCGGCCTAACTTCAACGCGCCGCCTCCACCTCCGAGCGCCACGGCCTCGGCTCCTGGTCCGGAATGGTTGAACCGGGCTATCTTCAGCTCTCCTCCTCCTCCTCCTCCTCCCGCCGTGGCTGCCCCAATGGCGAGGGGGACCAAGACGGAGATCCCCGATGCCCCATGGCGGAAAAGACAGCGTCCTGAGATCTCCTCTCCTGGCGTCCCGCCACGCCAGGCTCCTCCAGCCGGACCCCGTCAAGCCCTATCGCGGGAGGAGATGCTCAACCCCCGTGCGGCTCAGAGACTGAACTTCCTCCGCATGTATGGCGATGGCCATATCGCCGAAGAACCTCTCGCCATGCCCCCCATCGACCCGAAGGCGGAGTACTACGCCAACCGTCTTCAGGAGCTCATCGCCCAATACGGATTGAGGTGATCTAATGGCCGTCGTCTATGGACCGAAGGGTAGTGACAACACAGCCTATCTCTATGACTTCGCCAAGGAGTACGTGAAGCAGGCGCAGGAGCGGGCCATCAACGAACTCTACGGACAAGCCATGCAAGCTCTCTCGGCCTATGCCGGAGAGAATCAATCTCCCGCCATGGAAGGCCAGCCCTTCTCCTACGCTGACCTCCAATGGAACGATGCCGCCCGCATCCTTGGCGACCCGAAGTTCTCCAAGCTCGGCAAGGATGCCTTCACCATACTTCGCGACGTGACGGGTAAAGAGGGGCTCGTCGACGCCAGCCGGGAGCGCCGGATCGGAGATGTCCTCCGTGGCGATCTCATCAAGGGCTACCGGGGCATGTCAGACTCCATCATGAGCGGGGACGACAGACGGGCTCTGGGCTACGGAGCTCTCGCAAACGTCCAGGCCGCCATCCCTCAGATCTCCTTCCTCGCCAACCAGGAGCGGATGGATGAGACTCAGCCCCTGCACGAGGCCAACATGAAGGCTCAGACTGACCTCTACAAGGCTCAGGCTCAGGCGTATCAGAATCAGACGGCGACGCCCTACGGTGTCCCCCGGAGCCAAGAGAGGCAGCCGACGGCCTACGAGATCGCCCAGGCCGAACGCTCCGACAAGGAGAATCGGATCAATGCAGCCCTCGCCGGGCAGCAGGTACATCTGACGCCAAGAGAGGCGGAAGACCTCTACAGGCAGGACATCCGCGATCCCCGCTTCATGGGCATGTCCTGGGAGGAGTGGCTCAAGAGGCGGATGCCCAATGCCCTCGTCTCGTGGGAGGTGCCGAATCAGCAGGCGCAGGATATTCCGAGCGATCCTGACTACGAGAGATTTAAGGAAGCCATGATGAAGGGCATCGATCCCGCCGTGCTTCAGAAAGTCCTAGGGGGCAGATAGCCATGGCGCTCCCGATCCTGCCCTTTCTCTACATGACCGCTGGGTCTGTCGCCCTCGATCACTACGGACACAAGCTGTTCGAGACGCTCGGGTGGGAGACGGATCAACGGCAGGAGAAGAAGTTCCTCGACACCAAGTCTGCCTCGGACGATCTCCTCGCAGCCTACGAGGCAAGGCGCAAGGCTGATCCTGGCTTCAGCGGATTCCGCGATGAGGATGAAGCGATCCGCTCCCTCTACGAGATGCGCAAGTCCCGAAGGGAAGAGACGGACACCATCCCTACCTTCTACGGCATGAGCCCCATCTCCGTTGCCTCCGACGTCCTCGTCGGGGGCGCGGCAGCTGGGGGAAAGATGGGATTGAAAGCCCTTTGGCAGGCAGCCCCAAGGATCATCGGCAGGGAAGCCATGGAATCCATCGCCTCTCAGGCTGGAGCCGAGACGGCCTCCCGCCTGGCCGGGAAGGTGACTGACAACAAGCTTGCCCAGGTTGCTTCAACCCTCCTCGGCGGCATGGCTGCTCCCCATCTGGCCTACTCGGCCCGCAACGTCACCCGCAAGGCAAGGCCGACAGAGCTTGATGCCACAACCCTCGAAGAGCTCAAGCGGGTACTTTCGGGAGGCGATGTCGTCGCCAAGGGGAGCGAGCCCACGGCTATCCCTGGCCTGGTCAGACCCGTCAGGGACGCCTCCCTCGACGTCGGGGAGGGAGAGATCCCGCCCCTTGAGAACATCCTTCGGCGGAGGGAGGCTCCCCCGGCCTCCCCTGCCTCTCCGCCTCCCCTGGCGTCCCGCCCTTCGGTCTGGGGGCGTGGGGGAGATCCCGCCTCGGCCCGATGGAGGAATAGAGGGCGGGTCGATCTCGGCAATCTTCGCGAGATTCTTCCCGTAGCTCCTGTTGTCAGATCTGCCGAAATCCCCGCCCCCCCACCGGGTAAAGTGGAAGATCTCCTCTCTCTTCCGCCGAGCAGAGTGGAACAGCTCCTCGCGCTTCCACCGGGGACCATCGCGGAGCAGAAGGCCATTCCCCTTCCCAGAGGAAGAAAGGGGGAGGGCTACGGAAACGCCATCCCCCTCCCGGAGTGGATGGACTATGACATTCCCGTCGAGGAGGGGAACTACGCCCTCCATAACGCGGCGAAGGAAGTTCTCGCCAATCCCGACTGGAAGCAGGGAGCCAAGGGAATCCCCCGCTGGAGGAAGGAGAGCCTCTCCGAAGGCGATCTGATCCAGATCGTCGACGAGGCTAGTTCCCTCATCCAGAAGAGACATCGCAACGTCCCCCCCGAGATCATCCACGAGGCGGTCATCCGCTCTCTTGGTGGGGAGCTTGACGGACAGGCAGCTTCGATCCTCGACTCCGCCGTCCGTGACAGGTGGCAGCTGGGCGGCGTGAAGAAGCCCCTGACAGAACAGGTTCCCTCGGGGACTCTCTTCAACGGGCATAAGGTCGAGTCCCCCATCCTGCGGAATTTCCTAAAGCGGAATCCCGATACGACAACCCGGCTCCGCGACAAGATCGACGTTCTGGAATCCATCATGCCTTCCCTTGAGGAGCAGGTCAGGGATAACTACCGCATGGTAGGGATGAAGGTCAAGCCCCTTGTCGGGGAGATGCCTACGGAGAAACTGCCTGATGTCTGGTCCGGCAGGATTCCCAAGAATCTCCGCGAGGCCAGGGCAACGCTGGCCCATCGCCTTCGGGAAGGTGGCAATCGAGAAGGCTTCGATACAGTCACCCAGCTCTCCCCGAAGGAATTCAACCAGCTCCTGCACGAGGCGAATAGCCAGCTCATCTACCCTCTGACGGGCAAGGATAGGCTGAGGCACATCCGCGAGGGAATGGAGTCCACTCTCGGCGAGGCAAGAGAGAAGAAGAGATTCCTCTCGATGGAGCGGTCCGCATCACTGGAGCAGGGCGGAGCCATTCCCTCTGTCGAACACCTGAGCGGCAGGAGGCTCGGCTACAACGAGCCTTGGGAGGTACCTCACAGCACCATCGCTGATGAGTTCCGACGGACCATCGATCCCGGAGCGGACAAGGCCGACCTCGATCTGATGTCACTTCTCAAGAGCGAGCACCAGCTTGACCTTCAGGCTGACAAGGCTATGGCGAAAGCAAATCCGCCCGATCCCGTTGCTGACCCTGCCGGGTTCACTCGAAACCTCTTGCAGAGACTGGAATCCCCCATCGAGAACGACCCCGTCGGACGCCAGTCTTTGGCCGATTTCGTCGCCGCTGTAAGGGAGACCATCCCCCCTGATCGCCTGAAGATCCGTGGAAAGGACGGCAAGGAGGTCTGGGCTCATCCCTCCTACTCGATCTTTGGGGCTAACCTGAAGAACAGGACATTCAAGACCCTCTCGAAGAAGGACAGGCGTTCCGTCCTCGACCTCCTGCGCTACTGGCGGGCGACGGACAACTACGCCAAGACGCTGACAGGGGGCTATCCGCCCGAGATCATCCGCCGTGCCGTCGCCCCCGACGATTACTGGCGCATGGTCGACAAAGCGCGGGGCGATATCCGTCGTTTCGATTTCGCGAAGAAAGGCTCGTGGAAAGAGAACGCTCAGACGGGGACCACTGAGTTCGTTCCCAGCGGCAGGATGCGCCGCTACGGGGCGGTCGTCAACGATCCCTCGACGGGAGCCGATTTCGAGATCCGGCCTGAGTTGGGAACACTACCGGAAGCGACGCTACTGGAGAGCAACTCTCCCTACCTCGGACCCGTCCCTCTCCCCCTAGAGTCCCTGCCCGACGATAAGCGCATTCTCGCGGAAGGAGCCATCACGCGGTTGCAGAGTAAGCATAACCGCCAGGCTCTGGAGGCGCTGGAGGAATCAAAGCAGATCGATTGGGACCAGTTCGATCTCGACGTCTTGCCCGAATCCTTCGGCGGCAACCGGCTGGCCGACTCTGATCTGGACAGCGCAGCAAAACGCATCGCCAAGATGTTTGGCATGTCTGCCGACGAGACGTCAGGCTTCGTCTCTGATCCCCTTGGCGTCGATCTGGCCTCGTCCTTTGAGGGCTTCTGGAAGGGATTCAAGAAGGGGGCTGGCTCCCTGCTGGACGTCATCCCCTCTGCTTTCCGGGACAGCCTGCCCAAGCCCGTCCGGGATATCATTGACCACGGTCATTCCTTCCGAGGTTCCTACCTGGACCGGATGGACCGGGCGCTCGCCGACTTGGAGAAGAACCTCTACAGGGGCGTCGCCAAGGGGGATCGGGAGAAGGTAGCCAACGAGCTCCTTGACTACCTCTCGAAAAACACCGACGTCCCTGCCAAATACAAGGGGACTCCCGTTGCCGACGCTCTCGTCCGCACGAAGGAGATCATGATCGATCTCGGAGAGCAGATGAAGCGGCGTGGCATGATTCCAGAGACGGCGGACACGGCGGCCCACCTGCGTCGCTCCTACCTGGCTCACAACGCCAAGGCCAACTGGTCCAAGGAACACTCGGCCTTCACTCGGGGGAACTACATGGACGACCCCCAGGCCATGGCTGCGGCCCACGAGATGGCCGCCAACTACATCGCCCGCGCCACCAAGAGAGGGAAGAAGCTCACCGAGGAGGCCGCCCTTAACCACGCCGTGAGCGAGCTCTACCGCATCGCTAACGTCCGTCCGCCTGAGTCGATTAGTCACCGCACCCTCACGGCAGGACAGACGACGGGGGCATCGGAGACCCTCGATGACGTGACGCCAGCCGTCAGGGAGTTCCTCGGGGAGATCTCCAATCCGATTAATCGAGCCTGGCTCGGCGTCCGAGAAATGGTCGAGGATATCACGACCCACGACAATCTGGAAGCCATCAGCAAGCTCGGCGGGGACATCCTCTCCGATGGACCGAAGAAGGGTTTCGTCCTCCTTGAGGCTCCGAAGACGGATGGAGGTAGGGTGACGCCGCGAAGCGCCGCCATGCTCCAGAAGCGATGGGGGCCGCTGGCTAACAAGTGGGTAAGAGAGGATGTCGCCAAGGAGCTCTCCCGCGACGCAGAGCACGTCTCCGACCTGTCCAAGGCATGGCGTATTGGGTTGTCGATCTGGAAGGGGAACAAGGTCATCTATTCCCCCTCGACGCTGATGCGCAACATTATTGGCAACAGCATCCTCACCAGACTGGGTGGCATGAACCTCGGTGACCAGGCCGAGGCGATGCCGTCCGCCCTGAAGGAGCTTCGTGCCGGATTTCGCGGCAAGGGGAATGATGTCTTCAAGGCTGCCGAACGGCTCGGCCTCTTCAGCGGCGGATATATGAAGAACGACCTTGACGTCCTCTACAAGGGTTACGATGCCGTCCTCGCCCGAGGGGAGGGGCCGCTCGTCACATCGATGCTGATGGCCCGGCGCTACCTTTCCGACAACCCAGTTGGCGAATCCCTGGGAAACTTCTTCAGCGCCTCAGAAAACCTCTATAAGTACATGCTCTTCCGCGACGTTCTCCTCAGGGGGAGGCCGACGTCGTGGATCAATCCGAAGGTGAAGCGCTTTTCTCCCGAGGAGGCAGTCAAGTACGCCGAGCTCTACATTGGGAACTACGACAACCTGCCTAAGGCGATCAAGACTCTCCGCTCCTCCGTCCTGCCCTTCGCCTCCTTCCCCTACATCGCAGGCAGGGCGATGCTGAAGACTCTGTCTGAGCATCCGGAAAATCTCTTCTCAACCCTATCCCTTGGCTACATGTTGAAGGAAGTCGCCAAAGAGGCAGGATTCGACCTGAGCCTGAGTGATGTCTTCCCCTTCTGGGATACAGTCTCCGGCGATGCCGATGGCGACAAGCTCTCTGACCTCAAGCAGATCGTGACGCCCTCCGGCCCGATTACCCTACCTCTCGAATTGGCTACGGGCAAGACGATGGGACGTCTCGTCGAGGACGTGACGGGAATCGACATGCCCTTCTCTATGAAGATCGACGACAAGGTAACTCATGCGGCACGAACGCTCATGCCCAACATAGCCCCAGGAAACTGGCAATCGATGAAGGCAATGAGGGGCGTGCAGGAGGGGCGACCAGAGTATATCCTGGATGCCGCCACGGGAGTTGACCTTGAGTCTTTGGGCGATCCGCGACGGGTCAGACGAGCTCAAGCCAAGATTGCACGGGAGCAGGAGAAGATGGTTCAGGCTCTCGGTAGGGCGAAGACGGAGAAGCAGAAGGAGAAGATCCGGAAGAAGTATCAGAAGCGAGTTGCCGAGATGATGCTGTAGGTTCGTCACGGCATCGAACCAGAGACACGACAGCCCCCTCCCGCTTGCCCTCATATCGAGGGTGGGCTGGAGGGGGCTCTTTTTGTTTAAGGACTAATCCTCGTAGCTGTCTGAATCCTCTGCGCCAGGCTCATCGATGTTCCTCGCCTGAGCCAGCGCCTCTTCCCATTCTTCGGGAGAGAGGGGCTTGACTGAAGCAATAGCGTCGATGCTCATCTCTCCCGTCCCCTTGTCCTCGTAGAGGAAGAAGAGATCCTTACCGCCTTCCTGTCCCAGGTAGAGCTGGACGTCTTCGTTGAGGAGGGACGCCAGGAGCTTGACCGTAAAGAGGTTGGCCGAATAGGGATTCCCCTCTGGATCTTTGAAGGCTAGGCGATCCTTGCCGACAAGGAGGGTATCCCCATCGACTGGGTACTTGGCGACGCCCTCGGCCTTACGGATCAGAGCCTCCAGCGTCTCCTGCCTAAAAGGGTACCAGTCGGGACGGAGAGGCTTGTTGTAGGAGGCAAGCCGGTATCTCTTCCCTCCGTCGATAGCCTCAGTGTCGATGACGGTAAGGGCGTCGGAGAGATAGCGGCCTGGGCTGTAAGCCATCCAGCCCCATGCCTTCTTCTTCGATGTGCCCACCCGCTGAAGCAACGTCTTCAACGACGCTGCCGTCACGATCTTCATGACATCACCTCTCTGCCAACACTCCGAAGAGGTTCCTCGCCAAGGCGGAGAGCATACCCGCCCGCATCCGTCGGTAGGATGCTCCTCCGTAACCCTTGTCGGCGCAGTAGATCTCCTCTTCGTCCTCTATGATAGCCCACGCCAGGTCTGCGAAGTCGGGCCGCAATCTGGCCAGGGCATCGTTCATGGTGTCCAGCCACTTCATGATCCTCTGAGCTTCCTTGTTCGTCTCCAGCCGGGCCACATACCGCTCCTGCTCCGGCATGGCCCGCCCTCCCCGTATCCTCTCCTGGCTGCGGATAGGTGCAGCCTCAAGCTCCTTTTTGATCGTCGCCAAAGCGGACTGTTGGGAACGGTAGCGTATCAGAGCCAGCTCGGCCGCTTTTCCCAGATGACGATTCACGAGGCGACTCTCCTGACTTCGGGAGGTGTGTAGACAATGATGATCGTTGACGGCTCGCCATGGCTCTTAGAGACATGGAGATCGTAGACGAGGGTGTCATCAGTCCAGACGCCAGCCTTTGTGAGGGCATCCTGGGTGATCTTGACCCTGTTGTCCGTGTCCCAGCTCAGAGGGCGGCGATCCGTCATATGAATGCGCAGGGCTACAGGATCTTTGATTGGCTCCTTGAGCCCCGCCTTGATAGCTGCGAGCTGCACCTGGTTCTGAAAGTGAGTGGCTGTCGTGGTGAGGAACCTTCGGTTCCCGTTCTGGCCGTAAGCGTGGTTGATCGTCGGCGGCAACCCTGGAAGGGTGAGGATGAGATCGGCGCAGAGCAGCTCCCGCAGCCCCGACTCCCGAGCCCAGCTCATCCAATCCCCGACGCTGACGGCGAGGATCGAATCGACCTTGGCCTTGACGTTGGTCATGTGGTTCTTCGTTGTCCGCTCAGTAATATAGAGAGCTGAGGCGATGGCCGAATGGGGGAGTTCATAGAGTTTGTAGAGCAGCACCTCTCTCTCCCTTGGCGTAAGCATCCGCATAACCGAAATAGCCCGCTCGAAGTCAGGCTCCCGTAGAACCAAAACCTCCACCTCCTCTTGTTGTGACACTAAGCTCATCGACCTCGCACCACCGAACCTTGAAGGTGGGCACCAGGGCGAGCTGACAAAGCCTATCGTTCTCCTCCCACTCGAAGCTGTGACGCGGCGTGTGGTTCTGGAGAATGAGGGCGAGCTCTCCTCTATAGTCGCTATCCACCGTGCCGAGAACGGCGACGATTCCCTTGGTGGATAGTCCACTCCGGGGCCGCACCTGGAACTCCCATCCTTGAGGGAGCTCCACGGCGAAGCCCAGAGGAATCTGCTTGATCTGTCCCGGATAGATGACGCCTCCCTGGGGGGCGTAGCAGTCGAGACAGCTTGACCCGTCTGTGGCATAACGCGGCAACGGCGTATCGTCGAAGCGTTTGATCTTGACATCAATCAAGTGCGTCTAACCTCCTTAGATGAGACTGTCCTACGGCGACGCGACTGCCATAGCCGTAGTCCGTGAGATGATGACATGCCTGGAAATCCTCTCTGCTGATCCATCCTGCGATTCGGACGACATTCTCTCCTCCAGGCACGGTGAGGATGGCGATGTCCGCGTCGAAGTCATCAAGGGTATTGAAATAGAGATCGCCTCGCGGGTGACTGTTGTGCTTGACCTGCACCCGCCTCCCCCTGTAGGTGAGATCCGTTCCTCCATCGCCATGAAGGAGGGATCTCTCGTCGAGCTGGACGCCAAGGAGAGAGGCTACAGCCCACTCCCCTTGAAGTCCGGCTTCGTCGATAGCCACCTGGCTCCGATTACTGTCGAGCTTGGTCGAGGGGATGCCCGCCATTCGCTTAGGCAGGCACCTACCCTCGGCCAACTCGCGGAGTCTCTTTCGCATGCTTGGTGGGATGACCATCAGAAAGGGGCCAGTTCCTCCTTGGAGGTCGATCCCCCCCCATTGTCCTCGCCGTTTCGGTGCCGGAGGATGGCCGAGAAGTTTGTTACCTCACTGGCCTTGATGTCGAGGTTGGTGTACTTCTTGCCGTTCTTCTCAACCTCTCGCAACTTGATCTGCCCTACAACGACAACCTGATCTTTATCCCTGGCGTCCCGGGCGAACCACTCGCCGGGCTTGCCGAAGATTGAGACGTTGAAGAAGGTCGTTCCCTGATCCTCGCCCTTGTATTTTCCGTGCCAATGGCGCAGGGTGAAGGAACAGACGCTGGAGTTGGCCGTCTCGTAGATCCTCGGCTCCTTGCAGACATAGCCCTCAATCGTGCAGTTGTTGATCATCGTTGTGTCAATCTCCTTCCGTGGTGGTCGATTCAGTTTCTCCTTTGGCGTCCCGTACCTTCGCCTCTGCTTGAGAAATCTTCTTGCCAATGTAAGCCCTCGCCTTCATTAGGTCTTCCAGTTCCGAAGTTCCCTCCTTTCTCCCGGCGCGACAGATGTACTTAACAACATTGCCGCTGAAGTAGTCCAGGCTCTGATCGGCAATGAAGTCCCAGACCTCGATCCGCCCTGAAGTGTAGTGAGCAGGATGCTTGATGGAGTCTTCCGGAATCACTGCTCCCCCCTCGCTTTCTCAAGCGCTATCAGAGCCCGTCTGCCTCCGTCATAGTCGAGGTCGTCCCTTGCTTTGTCACCCTCGCGTGTGATCTTCCTGCAATTCGTCACCTTCTCGGCGTACCATTCCAGCGCCTCTAGCAGGTCAGGCGCAGCAGCGATAAGCGAGGCGTTGGCCTCGGCATTCAAATCACTCGGCTTGAAAGTGCATACCCAGCGGCCTCTGCCCTCGATCTTGGACACGCGGCCCGCCCTGTCTCTATATATTCGCCACGGTCCCGGTGTGTGGCTCATTCTTCTCTCCTCGCTTTCGTGATGGCAGCACGTGCAATATCTCGGCAGGCTTTATCTCCGATATCCATGATTGTTTCCAGAGCCTCCAGCATGTCGGGGATCGCCTTTATCTGATGAGCGGTTTTTTCGTCCCTGATATGCTCCGCTATAATTTCGACCTGGTCTTCATCGGTTACCATGAACACAGTACCGTCAAATTCATCTCTCCCGGTGGGATAGCCTATGGTCCGGCCGTCATCCCCAGCGTCGATGTCGTACTCTTGGTCATACCCGACGTACCATTTTTCCGGCGTGTGGCTCATTCCTCTCCCCTCGCTTTCCTGATGGCTGAAGCAACTACATGCCAAATCATGTATTCATGGCTGTGCCCGTTCATGCTGGTCGTCTCCATATCGTTTCCCTCCTGTAATCAGATGAGCAGCCGGAACTTGATCTTTCCGCCGAAGACGGAGATGGCACTGGCGATGACTTCCTCGCCCGCCTGCACGCCCGCCGTGAGTTTACCGTTGGCCGAAACCTTCAGGTCGTCGCCGGGATTCACGGTCCCCTCAAAGACGTCTGTCTCATATACGCCACCGTCGCAGTAGATGCCTGGCATCTCCCCGTTCTTGTAGTTCTTCATCAGGATACCGAAAGAGCGCTTGGTGGGATCGGTGTTGACGGCGAACAGGTCATCGCCGACCACGCGAACCACCTGGCCGAGTTGGCCGTCGCCCCGCAGGTAGCCGTCACCGTATGCGAGACCCCGATGAGTGGGATTGATGAAAGTCATGGTCATTCCTCCTTTGTCAGTTATTCGTGATGATCTTTCGGTTGTCAAGGTGCAAAGCTACGGGGCGGGTTGCTTCTAGGCGTTGAGGGTGTGTTGACCTGAACTAAGTTTGGGGACTCTGCTCAAGTGCCCCTCGCAACCCTTCGGCTTTTCGTCAGGGGTTGTCACCTCTCTTTCTGAATTGAAATCCCGCCCCGCAAGTCATCAATCGATTGCCTGGTAGTTGTCTCCGTCGCGCCTGATCCTGCCCATCTCTACAAGGGTTTCGAGGATGGGGCGGAGCTGATCGAGGCGGCGGTGCGTGAAGCGACAGATGTCGTTCCTGCTTACCCACGCATCGCCTCGGGCATGGAGTTGAAGCATCTTGTTGAAGACCTCGACGAGGACGTGATCGTCCCGATTCAGCGGCGTCGAACGGAGGATGTCGCGAAGACTCTCCTTGATCA